AAATCAGATAATCCTCGTGTAACGATATCAGGAAATATAAGTATTGACCAATTAAGTAAGTAAAACCGTATCATAATATTTCATTGACAGTGTATAGATAATGATGTATAATGAATGTGTAATTACAACATATTATGGCGAAAGGATTTACAGTAAAAGCAAAGAACCCAAAACCAAAGGCATCAGCACCACAATATGATTATGCAAAAGCAAAAGAAATGATTAAAGGTAAGACAATTGTATTTTGTCTGCCTGGTCGAGGAGTCTCCTATACATTTCTGAAATCTTTTGTATCATTATGTTTTGACCTTGTTCAATCAGGAGCAAGTATTCAAATCAGTCAAGATTATTCATCAATGGTTAATTTTGCCCGATGTAAGTGTCTTGGTGCAAACGTTCTTCGAGGACCTGACCAGTTACCTTGGGATGGTAAACTTAATTATGATTATCAATTATGGATTGATTCTGATATTGTTTTCAATGTTGAAAAGTTTTATCAAGTCTTATTAATGGATAAGGATATTGCAGCAGGATGGTATTGTACAGAAGATGGAAAGACTACATCAGTTGCACATTGGTTAGAAGAAGATGATTTCCGCACAAACGGAGGTGTTATGAATCATGAAACAATTGAAAGTATAAGTAAGAGAAAGAAACCATTTACAGTTGACTATACTGGTTTCGGTTGGTTATTAATAAAGAAAGGTGTCTTTGAACATAAAGAAATGCCTTATCCTTGGTTTGCTCCAAAGATGCAGGTATTTGAATCAGGAGAAGTTCAAGATATGTGTGGTGAAGATGTATCATTCTGCCTCGATGCAAAAGAAGCAGGATTTGAAATCTGGTGTGACCCACAGGTGAGAGTTGGACACGAGAAGACAAGAGTGATATGATTGCAATACTCTCAATACTGTTGATTATGGCTATATTATACTTGTTATTACGGTATTACAATCCACATTCTTAATCATGGGAAATTACGGATTTACAATTATAATATGGGTAGCAATCGGACTTTTTGTATTCAACAAATGGGAAAACCGCAAAAAGAAAAGAAAGTAGGAGACCGTTACAATGTTCTCCGCAAAGGCAAGGTTATCTTCTGGAACGTATCTGAGTCAGAACTCTTTGATATTATGGAAGACCTTGCAGTTGAGTGCTATTACAATAAAACACTCACATCACATGATATCACTTATGAACCTTATATTGAGGAACCACTAAACAATGGCTAGAAAAACAGGAATGATGGGTACGGCTTATGTAACTGAGACAAGACCCAAAAAAACTCGTCAAGGGCGGGGAAAACACTCGAAATACTCGGCAACCTCCCGTAACTCGGCTCGTAAAAGATACAGAGGGCAGGGAAAATGAACTGTTGGCACTGTGGTACGGAACTGATATGGGGTGCCGACCACGATATGGAGGATCTAAATGATGGAGAGGAGTCTGAATATGACTTTTTTTCTAATTTTACTTGTCCTAAATGTAAATCATACGTAGAAGTTTTTCACCATCGATAATGTCTTGTTTAATTGCGAACCTACCTTCCTATGAGGTATGGGTAAGAAAAGAATACTTAACCGACCATCAGAGTGGTCATGGCGAATTTGTCAAAGGAGTCTGGGTATCAGCGAAAAGTATACCTGGTCGAGCATTTTATTTTGAGACTTATCTCCCAGATTATGCTGCAATGTTTGACAAACTGCCGATTTCAGCGTTTTGCTCGGATCCAGAGACACCAAAACCCGATATGACGCTTCACAATCTTCAATTTTGGAACTGTATGGACTACGGAGTGGTCGCAGTACAGAAGCAATTCATCGGTTCAATGCACTATGAGGTTATGACAAGGGACTTTGGCACTCAAACAGGCACTTATATCTGCACTTTAGACAACTATCACCAAGATGTAGACTCAATTGACTACTCAACGAGTGAACAACCTGCCGAACATAAGTCTCATAACCTACTTGAACTCGATAATGGGCAGTTTTGTCTCTATCCGAACAACAGAATGAGGATTTACGACAACAGTATCACTCCAGAAGTGCCAAAAACACCCGATTTTAAGGTTTCAACAGTGTATTATCAAGTTGAGAACGGTCATGATCGTGATGGATTGGGTTCAGAGGAGAATTATTTCTGGAAAACAGCAAAAGAACGCAAAACAGGCAACATTGACATGAATGTAGGTGCTGGAAACACCGCTTTTGACATAAATTTAGGGTAAAAATAATTTTTAGTAAAAACTGTCATAAATAAAACAAGAAAACTCATGTTCTAATGGCAGTTTCACGAATATCTCAAGCATTTAAGGATATTAGTTTGTCTTTTGAACCACATCCAGTGACAAAAGACCTTACTATACTCAAAAATGAGAACGCAATCAAGCGTTCCATACGAAATTTAGTGACTACTATACCTACAGAGCGTTTTTTTCAACCAATTATCGGTTCTGGAGTCCGAGAGAGTCTTTTTGACTTTGTAGATTTCGGTACTGCATCGGTAATTCAGAAAGAAATCGAAACTGTGATCGAAAACTTTGAACCAAGAGTCGATAATGTCAATGTTGAGGCAATTGCACGTCCAGATGACAACGAATTCGAGGTAAAAGTGTTTTTTGACATTGTTGGAACCGAGTTAGTAACACAAGAATTCACATTTATGCTGGAAGCAACAAGGTAAATGCCTTTTACAAAATTTACAAACCTAGATTTTGATCAAATTAAGACTTCGATCAAAGATTACATCCGTTCAAATTCAGATTTTACTGATTTTGACTTTGAAGGGTCGAATTTTTCCGTTTTAATCGATACATTAGCATATAATACGTATATAACTGCTGTAAACTCAAATATGGTCGTAAATGAGTCATTTTTAGACTCTGCTGTATTAAGAGAAAACGTAGTTTCACTTGCAAGAAACATTGGTTACGTACCACGCTCCAGAACCGCTGCAAGGGCACAAATATCATTTCCTGTATCAATCAATACCACTACATATGACACCTCTTCACTGACCTTAAAGGCAGGTCTAGTGTGTTTGGCAAGTTCTGCCGAAGATGCTTTCACTTTTTCGATTTCTGAAGATATTACAACTACTGTAAATAATGGAGTTGCAACTTTTGGTACTTTAGAGAATCCTATCACAGTTTATCAAGGAACTTATGTACAACAATTATTTGAAGTTGATGGATCTCTTGATCAGAGGTTCGTAATTGATAATTCTTTTGTTGATAGTTCAACAATTGTCGCTTATGTCAAAGGTCCTTCTGATGATGCACCTGGTATTCAGTATTCAAAGGTAGATAACATTGTAGGAGTCACAGGAACTTCATTAACATACCTAATTCAAGAAGTTCAAGACCAAAAATATGAATTATTATTTGGAGATGGTGTTTTTGGTAAAAAATTAGAAAATGGAACAGAAATAACTGTAGGATATATCATAACTGATGGAAGAGATGGTAACGGACCTTCAAACTTTACATATTCTGGAACTGTATTAGATACTTTAAAAAATATCATTCCTCCAACTGCATTACCAAGCATAACAACTGTCTCAAAGGCATCAAATGGTGGTGAAATCGAATCAATTGACTCTGTTAAGTATTTTGCACCTAGATTATACTCTGCACAGTATAGAGCAGTTACAGGAAGAGACTATGAAGCAATAATTCAAAATATTTACCCAAATACTGAAAGTGTTTCTGTGGTTGGTGGTGAAGAATTAGATCCACCAGAATTTGGAACTGTCTTAATCACGATTAAACCAAAAAATGGTGATTATGTGTCAGATTTTGATAAACAACTCATTTTAGCAGATTTAAAAAATTACTCACTTGCAGGAATTAATCAAAAGATACTTGATCTTAAATTACTTTATGTTGAACTTGATTCATTTGTTTATTATGATGCATCAAAGGTCAGTAACGTAAATGCACTTAAGACAAGAATTATAGAGGGTCTTACAACATACTCCAAATCAACTGATGTTAATAAATTTGGTGGTAGATTCAAATATAGTAAGGCATTGAATATTATTGATGATATTGACAAGGCAATTACATCAAATATCACAAGAGTTAAAATTAGAAGGAATTTAAGAGCAGTTCTTAACTCATTTGCACAATATGAACTTTGTTTTGGTAATCAGTTCAGAATAAACCAAGAAGGTAAGAATATTAAGAGTACTGGATTTACGATTGAGGGTGAAAATGAAATAGTCTATATTACTGATATTCCAAATAAGGATAATAGTGGAAATTTGGATGGATCTGGTCAAGGTGTAATATCAATCGTAAGAGAAGATTCTTTACGTAATACTGTGGTTGTTGTCAAATCAGCAGGAACAGTAGATTATATACATGGAGAGATAATTTTGACTACAGTTAACATCACTTCAACAGTCAAAGAAAATAATGTTATTGAAATTCAAGCATTCCCAGATTCTAATGATGTTATAGGTTTAAAGGATTTATACCTTGATTTTAGCATCTCAAATACTACCATAAATATGGTTAAGGATACCATTACATCAGGTGAGCAAATATCAGGTGTTGGTTTCAAAGTTACATCAAGTTACTCGAACGGAGAATTAACAAGGTAATATGATCGGTACTGGAATTGATGCACGGGTACAAATACAACAGTTAATTGAAAATCAACTTCCCGAATTTCTTTTAGCAGAGAATCCAAAAGCATCAGACTTTTTAAAGCAGTATTATATTTCACAGGAACACAGAGGTGGTCCAACTGATCTTGTCGATAATTTAGATCAGTATTTAAAATTAGATAACTTAACACCTGAAGTAATCGTTGGTGTTACTGATTTAACTGTAGGTATTGGTACAACTGCTGCTGTTGATACTGTTAATGTAACAAGCACAAAAGGATTTCCTGAAAAGTATGGTTTATTTAAAATTAATGATGAGATATTTACATATTCTGGATTAACAACTAATACATTTACTGGTGTTACTCGTGGTTTTAGTGGCATTACAACATATCGTGCCGATAATGCACCTAAAGAATTAGTATTTACAACCACAACTCCTGCTGTTCATGATAACAGTTCATCTGTTGTAAATTTAAGTGCATACTTTCTCAAAGAATTTTATAAAAAAATTAAATTTACATTTACACCAGGTTTAGAAGATACTAATTTTGTATCAGATTTAGACGTAAGTAATTTTATAAAAGAGTCAACATCTTTATATCGTTCAAAGGGTACAGAAGAATCATTCAAAATTTTGTTTGGTGCTTTGTATGGAGTTGATCCAAAGATTATTGATCTTGAAAATTATCTTCTAAAACCATCAACTGCAGAGTTTACTCGAAGAGAAGTATTAGTTGTACAAAGAATATCAGGAGATCCGAATAAATTAGTTGGTCAAACAGTTAAAAAATCAAGTGATGTCAGAACGCAAGGGTCTGTATCAGAGGTAGAAATATTCAGCAGATCCTTTGGTAGGACTGGGATTAGCACATATTACAAAATATTTATTTGTATCTATTGCTTTACCAGGGCC